GTTGACGTTTGGCTAACGACCCTTCCCGCTGAGTGGAACTACCCCAACAGAAAGGAGAAAGCTAGCCCTCCGCGTACTCTGACTGCCAGATTTCGGCAGCGGATTCCGCTAAGCCTACCGTTACGTGATTACCACGTGTCACGGTAAATCTGCTCCCACCTGATGCTACCCGAAGGCCCTTATACAAACCGCGGCTGTTCCTGGCCACGAAAAGGGGTTCAACGGGGTGTTCCGCAAGGTTACTCATGAGCTTCCTAAAAAGAAACTCATTAGCATCCCTTATCGGCTTTGGTCTTGCGACCAAAGTTTCGAAACGCCACAAACCACCCTCAAACCGGCCATTCATTGTCGGCTGAGAGGTGTGTTTGTATGAGCTGAAGGCTTCGTCACTGCATGGACCTGTAACCCCTTTGAATTTACTAGGGATCCAGGAATCAATTAGTGATTCGGTCTTACTCTCATCGCACATAAATCTAAGCGAAAGCTGTCTACGTAACCGATTCACATCGGTCCATAGATCAGCAACGCTCTGGGGTGCGGTCGTCAGAAAAACGGGGCGAACAGGTGTCCCATCCAGCCAATCGGCGCCGCATGATTCGCGGAAAGGTCCTTGAAGAAAGGACTTCTCCTCGTTAATGCTAAAACCGAAAAGCTGTAATGAAGTTATTACCTGTGGCGCAATCGTATTGGGGACGATGAGATCATCCCCGTAGACAGCGCACTTATCAGGGTCAAACTTCCCTGAATACTCGCGCATCACGCCGTAGATAACCGACGTGAATATTGCGGATTCAAGTGCGAACGTGAACCCATTACCCATGGAGGAGATTTTCTCGTAAGAGATCACCTCTTCACCAAGGACGCCGCAAGGCGACCTGAGCTTCATGAGATAGGTAAACCACGTCTTCGGAAGTAGCAACTTACATAACCCCACCGAAATGGTGTCAGAAGCTGCTGCTAAATCCAGTGTAACAAAATTTTCTGGATTATCCCAATGAAGGGATCCGAGTCTTGCCATCTGCTGGTTCTTGGCTTGGTCATCAAGGTCAACGCCCCACCTTTTCAGGCGACGGCGCATATACCCATCAACACCAAGTTGCAACCAGAGATTCATTGATGGCTCGATCGCGATAGAACGGTCGGTCTGACTGTTCTTGGGAACGAACGTGATACGGTTGCCTGGTACGACCCGTAGTACCGATGACCAAAAGTGACTCCAATCGAGTATAGCGTATGCCGGTATATTAAACTTCCGGCGATAGCTGTCCTCTAGAGCACCTAACCATCGGGGGTCGGACTGTATGGCAACTCGGGCTTCGGCCAACGCGCCCTTGGTACACGAGTACGGCCACTCCGCATACTTAAAGTATGCTGAAGTATGGCTTTCCCTAGTGTCCAGGTTCGCGCCGGGTCCATGACGTGACCATCGCGTCAAAATGTCTTGCTCGGGAAGTTCTTCCCCAAGCAGCTTCGAAAGGAATGATCGAGCGTAAGTGAAAACATTTACTACACGCTCGTCCGATGACCCCGCTAGAGCTCGCCAGTTAGACTGGTTAAAGCTACGGCAGGTAACTTCGGCAGCCCTGAACTTCTTTAGGGCTGTCATTGTACGCTGATCGTCTCCCGACGGAAAGCGATACTTACGAAGCAAGGAAACTATCTGGTAACGCGCGGCATTTACTGCTCTAAGCGTACCATCCGGGAGCATACTCTGTGGCCCCCAATCCTCGGACAGTGCTAGGTATCCTTCATAATCGCGAGATCTTACTACGCGATGGATCCTAGCTTTCTCACTGTCAGTGAGGAGATAGTCGAGGTCAGCCACCAAGGTGGCCAAAACCTTCCAGGGATAATATTCTGGAAGTCGCGCCTTCATATTGTCACGAAGGACGCGTTCTCTGTTTCTTCTGGACTTCTTAGCATTTTTCATGCTTTGACTCCACCGTTAATGGGTTAGAACCAAGAACCAAAGGTACTTACGAAGCGATCAATAGCTTCACCTAGGTTCACAACGTAAGCTGCAATTGCCGAGGAAATCTCGGTCAACTGATCGAGCACTACGAACCAAAAATCATTAGTAGGTTCCATAGTGCTAAATCATCAACTTAACGTTGAGGGCATCCATGATGGTGTCGTCGTCCAAAAGGGCCAGAGCGCGCTGGCGGACTTTCTTAACGTCCGCGGCAGACACACCGACTGGGATGGAGAATGATACCTCGCAGATCACCGGCGCGGTTAGGGCAGCAAGCCCATCCACACCAGTTACCGTGAAGTCCTTAGTCAGCTTAAAGCTGGACTTGGAGACCCCCTTGAAGTTACCATTCTTGGTGTTGTACGAGCGATAGAAGTTAATCTGATCGCGAGCGTCCAATGCATGGTTCTCACCAGCATAGGTAGAACGATTTCCAGTACGGTCTTCGTTCTCATACGCTTCGGCAGTTGTATTGCCGTCGTTCAGGTAGTCGACATTTAACGTAATGTCATTTGCGATTGCCATTGGATTTCTCCTTGTACTTTTCGCCTATAACGTGAATGCTCCGTATTAACGGAACTTAGACACAATTACGGCAAGGTCTAAGAGTTTGAGTCCATCCACCCGTAGTTTAACTTGGGGGAATATGGACAAGTTAGGATCGGCAGTACGTGTCACAGTTTTAATCTGACGGGTTTTCTCGCCAGAATGTGACATAGTGTTGGACAACGTCCAGTAACCACTATCTTTTGTACTTGTTACCGAATCCACCCAGTTACGTTGGTCCAACTTAACAATAGTTGTGGACCAAGAGGCCAGCTCCCTAATGCCCGCTGAGGGCGAAAAGGCAGCTATTTTCTCGCCGATGTTCCAGAACCAGTCAGCTATAAAGCTCCATGGACATACTTCCCATAAAGAGCCAGCTAACTGGTCCACACCCCAGACAGAAACACCTGAGGTAAGGACATCTGCGAGTACTCCAGCACGAATG